GCAGTTATCGGTAAGTACGAGACAGCAACATCAACTCACGTTCCTGGAACTGATATTACACCTAACCTAATCAATGCTGGTGAGCGTGTAATCGAGATTGATGATCTTAAATATGCTTCAGTATTCGTTGATAACTTCGAAGAAGCAATGCAACACTATGAGACTCGTTCACAGTATTCTGTTGAAATGGGTCGTAGACTAGCTAAAACAGTAGACCAAGCAATTATCACACAACTTGATAACTGTGTGGCTAATGCTGCAAACACTGATGACACTAATGGTGGCGAAGGCCAACCATACTCAGACGTTACTGCATTCTCTGCAAGTACAGCTTACGCTGTTGGTGATCGTGTATCTTACAACAATGTTGTATACGTATTCACTTCAGCTCACGCAGCAGGTGCTTGGAATGCCAGTCACGTAGAAGCAGTTTCAGTACTTTCAGTAGCTACTTCAGGTGCATCTTCAAATGGCGATAAGGGTGATCTTATCCTTGCTGCTCTTTATGATGCTCAAACTACTATGGACGAGCAAGATATTCCAGGTGATCGTTACGTAGTTGTATCTCCTAAGAACTACAACCGTCTAGTACAGTCTGGTGCAGTTCACAAAGATATGACTCAAGGTTCTAATGGTGGTATCGATACTGGTCGTGTTGTTCAGGTAGCTGGTCACAACATCTTAGTATCTAATAACATCGGCACAAGTGACATCTATATGTTCACTCAAAATGCTGTTGGTGTTGTTAAGCTTCTTGACATCAAGTCTGAAGTTAATTACATCCCTGAGAAATTAGGTGATCTAATGACTTCATCTTATGCAATGGGCTTCGGTACATTAAACAATGGTTGTGTAATCAAGATGGTTACAACTGACTAATATAACTAAGGGATGCCTTCGGGTGTCCCTTTTTTTTGATACGGAGAAATTCTATGACTGAATTAGAAGGCGTAAACATTGCCTTGCAAACTATCGGTGAGATGACTCTTACGACTGCAACAAACATTTCGGATGTATACGAAGCTAGTACAGCCCTAGAGATTCTTACGGAGACTCGTAAGACTATTCTTACAGAAGGTTACAACTGTAACACAGATTATGATTGGGACTTAACTGCAGATACAAACGGTTATGTTGCCCTTGCATCGAGCATTCTACGTTTAGAAAGTTCTGATGGATCAAACAAATATATTATGAAGGATAACAAACTGTACGATAAAGATGATAAAACATTTCAGTTTGATCCTAACTCTACTCATAAAGTAGACGTTGTATGGGACTTAGATTTTGATGACATCCCATATACAATTGCATATTATATCGCAATTAAAGCAGCAAGAATTACATATCAAAGATTAATCGGTTCTACAGATGTTATTCGTGTCCTTATGGATGACGAACAGCAAGCTTATGAAAAAGCACTAGAGCACGATGTAGATACAAATAATTATAATATCTTTGATTCAACACACGCAAGTAGAATTATTACAAGAAGTAGGAATCCTCGACCAATTAGGAGTTAGATATGGCCTTAGTAAATCAGACTATACCTGGGTTATACAATGGTGTCTCGCAGCAACCTGATGAGCTACGTTTAGATACACAGGTAACTGAGATGATTAACTGTTATCCTTCATTAGTACAAGGAGTACAAAAGAGGAATCCATCTATTGTTCAAGCAACAGATACCACAGTTGATCCTGATGCGTTTATCCACGTGTATGACCGAGGTGCTGGTGATGAGCAGTACATTATGGTTATTCAAGATGGTGAATATAAGGTTTATGATGAAAACGGTACGATGGCTCAAGACTGGGTCTCTAACTCTTACTTAAATGTTCCAGCAGGTACATTACCACGTGATGCATTCTCAGCAGTTACCGTAGGTGACACAACATTCATTGTTAATAAGACAAAGACTGTTGCAATGTCAGGTACAACTGATAACAATGATGATGCTAACTGGGATTCAAACTTTTATTATTGGGTAAAAAGAACAACAGAAATAAGATATGGAACAGATAACAATTCAGCTAAAGGCTATACTTACTATATTTACAACAACGGTTCGCAAGTCACTTCGCAAACTAATGTCGATGGTGTCGCAGCTGCTAACTCGATAGCCTCTGCTATTGGTGGTACAGCAGTAGGATCTGTTGTTAAAAAAACAAGTGCACCTAATTATTCTGGATCAGATTCCTGGGGATCGCAAGCATCAGAATCTTGGGTAGGCACAATAAGAAAACTGCAGGATTTACCTAGTGATCTAGGTTTCCAAAATGCAGTCATTGAGATTGCAGGAGATGAACAAAGTAACTTTGATAATTACTATGTTAAATTTGTAGGTTCTGCATATAGAGAAACATTTAAACCAGGACTAGATAATTCATTTAATGCTAGTACTATGCCTCATAAAATTGAGAGACAAAGTACAACTAGTTTTCCAATGTCAACTATTACTTGGGGTGATCGTACAGTAGGTGACGAGTTTAATGCACCAGAACCATCATTTGTAGGTAGGAACATTGAAGACATCTTTTTCTTTAAGAATAGATTAGGTATGCTTGCAGATGATAATGTAATTTTATCAGAAACAAGTGAGTACTATAACTTCTGGCCTACAACTGTTACTGATGTACTTGATGCTGATCCTATTGATGTTGCAGTAGATAGTAATAAAGCAGTATACTTACGTTATGCTATTCCATTCAATAAAGAATTATTATTGTTTGGTGATAAAGCACAATTCATTATGTCAAGCACAAGGGCATTAACACCTAATGATGTTAGTATTCAACAAAGTACAGCCTTTGATATTAATATTGAAGCTGCACCAGTAGCAATTGGTCCTAATATTTATTTTGCAACAGACAAACAAGATAGTACTACAATCAGAGAGTACTTTAATGTTCCTGATACGGCTAGTAATGATGCTGCAAATATTACAGGACATTGTCCTTACTACATCCCACAAGGAATTAAGAAATTAACAGGTAGTAGTAAGTACGATATGTTATTTGCTATTACAGGTACAGATAATAAGATATATGTATATAACTTTTATTGGCAAGGTGAAGAAAAAGCACAGTCTGCTTGGCACACTTGGGAATTAGACCCAGATGATAGAATATTTAATATTGAAGTACTAGGCGATGAGTTATTAGTTATGGTAGCTTATGACAACGGTGATCGTAAACTTGAAGCAATTAGTTTAGAGTTACCTGAGGATATGACTACTGTTACTTATGAAGATCACGGAGCAGATACAGTACAATCTCGTATTGAATTATCTAAATGGGGTGTTCCTAGTGGTAAATCAAATGTAGATAGTAATCGTTCATCATTAATTCTTAGAGACTTAAGATTATCAATGGGAGATTCATCATATTATGGTATGGAAATTACCAGAGGTACTGTAGTAAAAACATACAATAATTATGTGACAACTCCATCATTAGCAATTATAGGTGATCATAAATATCCTGTTGTTGGTAATGCAAACAATCTAGAAATAGCTTTTGTTAGTGATATTAACAAAGGTTTCAAATTAAATTCACTTTCTTGGAGAGGACAATTACATCTTAAAGGAAGTCGAGGAATATAGGAAATAAGATATGGTTTCAGATAAAGTCTTTACAACTGACGGAACACAAAAGATATTCTCCTCAGATTTTGATGTTATATCTGAGGACCATTTAAGAGTATTCTTGGATGGTACTGTAGTTTCACGAGATGACTATGATTTAATTAATAATGCTGCGGTATTTCACGTAGCACCTGCAGCTAGCCAAACACTAACTTTACAGGTTGGTACTACGCCCGCAGATATCCTGACTTCACCTACAGACGCAGGTATTGTTGCAGCTAACATTGCTGACATTCAGAGCCTAGCGGATATCGCAGGTGATATCAGTACAGTGGAGAATATCTCAAGTGATGTCGAAACTGTCGCAGATCTTAGTACTAATGTTACTACTGTTGCTACTAATATCAGCAGTGTCAATACTGTGGCTTCTAATATCAATGAAGTCATCACGGTTGCTAATGATTTAACTGAGGCCATCTCAGAAGTAGAGACAGTAGCTTTAGACTTACAAGAGGCAACCTCAGAAATTGAAGTAGTTGCTAATGACATCGCAAATGTTAATAATGTTGGTACAAATATTACTGACGTAAATACCGTAGCTACAAATATAGCTAATGTAAATACAACTGCTACTAACATTGCTGATGTAAATATCGTAGCTGATGACATTGCTAACGTAAACACTACAGCATCAGACATCGCAAATGTAAACACTGTAGCTACTGACATTGCTAATGTAAATACTACTGCTACTAACATTGCGGACGTTAACACAGTTGCTGATAATATTGCTGACGTTAACACTGTAGAAGATTCAATTACTAATGTAAATACAGTTGCCACGGACATTGCTAATGTTAACACTACTGCTACAAATATCGCTGATGTTAATACTCTCGTTGCTAATATTGCTGATATTAACACAGTAGAAGATTCAATCGCTAATGTAGATGCAGTCGGTACAGATATTGCAAATGTAAATATCGTAGCTACAGATATAGCTAATGTTAATGCAGTAGCAAACAACGAAACAAACGTAAATACTGTTGCTACAGATATAGCCAACATTAATACTGTTGCTACAAATATTACAGACGTTAACACAGTTG